CCGCTCGATCAGCGGTTAATGGTCGCTCAAGGCCATGCTTTTCTTCGAGAAACACCTTGAAGGCGGCGTCATCACATTTCATCGCCGCTTCTGCGGCGAAGTCCTTCGCCTTGCTCGGCTTGCGGTGCGAGCGCGGCGCGTCATGGCGAGCCTTCGCTATTGCACGATCCACAAGCCGCAACAAAAAGGAGACCATTTCCGGCGCATTGACGAGGAAATCAATTTCCTCTGGCTGCGCACCGGGATGAAAACGCGCGACCTCATTCAACTCACCTTTCGGCGTGCTGACCTCCATAAACTCACCACGCTCATCAGCCGACCGAAACCATTTGGTGTCAGCCAACGCAGCCATTCTGTCGCGGATTCTGCGCAGCTGGATCGCGTCAGTGCTCATTCTGCACCTCGCAATTCGACAACGTGCAGGCCGAGATAGTGCGCTAGCGAAAGCTCAATTCCTGCGCCCTTGGAAGCCTTCCAGCCTGAAAGCAGCACAATCGTATCCGCGCATTGGCATAGGAAGGCGCAATGCGCCGCCATCGCATCACGAATGGGATACGCATCCCTTGGGCCATCAAATGGAAATTCAGCAGGGTTATAGACATAATGCCCACCTGCCCGTAGTTCACGTGCAACGCGATGAAATGCGGGATAGTTGTATTCCGGTAGGCCGGTCATCGGGCCGGACAAATAGATGGTTTTACCGCGCTCACCGGCGCGCACTGGAGGACATCCCGTCATTGCTTGGCCCCTGTAGCTTCATAGCCCCAGGCATCCCAGCCGGGACGCGGAGAGCGGCAGAACATTTCGAGCTTCGGAAGGTCAGGCCAGAGCCGCTCTATCGTTTCCGCAAAATAAGCAGGCTTGGCCGAATGCTTGCCCTTTCGCTCGCGATGGACAGTTTCCGGCTGAGTTCCCATCAGCGGGGCTGGGAACTTTCCGCGCTTGCCGATCAGCAGCAATTCATGGCGATCCCGGCCCCAATAGCCGGTTCCGGCAACTTCCTTGTCCCATACCCAGTGATGAACATAGGTAAAGCCCCACGCCTGCATGACCTGAAAAGCCTGTGGCAACATCGGATTGGTGGCCCACAAAAATAGCGCGGCATCATCCATGGCCCACGCGCCGATCTCAGCAAGCAGGCTGCATATCGCCGCTGTTTCCATCGTCGGATAATGATTTTCCGCGCTTTTCTCGCGCCCCGTAACCTCAGAATGCACGTCGAACTTCCACGGCGGATCGGCATAGATGATCGGAAAATGACGTTCGATCCGTCCGGGCGCGGTTTCGCGCCCACGCTTTGCCGTCTCGGCCATGACCGTTACACGGACAGCATGGCTGATCTTTTGCTTTTCGGCGCGGATTTCCTTCGCTCTGGCGACAATCGACCGTTTTTCCTCGCGAATGACGCGGGTCTGTTCGGCGTGCTGCAATTCAGATAGTGCCTCGCCCGCATGGACCGACACCTTTCCAGCCCGGATCGCGTCAATTAGTTCCGGCGCGCCGTGTTCGCGTACTCGGCGTGCAGCCGTGACCGCACGTTCAGAAACTGACAGCTTTTCGGCTGCTCGTCGGGTCGGCAAATTTGCTGACCCAACTGTGGCCTGGTTCACACCCCGTTCCCAATCGACAATCATTGCGGCCGCTATGGCGCGCTGGCTTTCGCTGAGGTGACGACGATGCAGGTTTTTCGAAAGCACGAAGCTAAGAGGATCAGCCCCGGTGAACTCGGCATAAATCGGCTCAATTCCGGCAAGGCTGCACGCCGCCTGTCGGTTGCGTCCATCGAGAACCTTACCTTCCAGGAGGAGGACAGGCTCGACCTGACCATTCGCGGCAATGTCGGCTGCAAGCACCTTCAAATCGACTTCTGCAATCATAGGAAATATGTCGGCGAGCGGATGCGACGGATAGGTCATGCCTGCCCCCTGCTCTTTCGAGACCGCGCAGGCGAAGCCGCTTTCGCGCGATGCCCTTCCAGAAGAAGGACCGCTCGCTCCAAGGTTGCCGCGCCAATGCCATCCGCCATTGCGGTGGCAAAGCGTACGTGGAGATCAAGCTCATGATCTGAAATCGGAACACCTCGATTCTGACCGACGCGAGCTGCAAAGGCAGCGTCAAACAGCATCTGCGCAAAAGCGGAGGGCTTGTACCCTTTGTTCGCAGCCATAACGGTAAGGCTTTCATAAGCCTTTGCATTCAGGTGGACCGAAACTTTAAAATTTGAAGGGTTCATATGAACGAACCTCCGCAAGGTAGATGACGATGAAAAAGGGAGAAGCGGCCAACAGAACGCAGATGGATGCTATGACTGCCGCGACGATGAGTTCGTGTTTCAGGATGAATTTGATCACCGGACAGCCTCACGACATGCCAAGAGCGTCCATGTAGAGCTGAAGCATCGCTTCCTCTTCCTGACGCTCATGATCTTCTTTTTTGCGAAGACGAATGATGGTTCGGACAGTCTTGCTATCGAAGCCCGAACCTTTCAGCTCGGCGTAGACTTCCTTGATATCGTCACCGATAGTCTTCTTTTCCTCATCAAGACGCTCGATGCGTTCGATGAAGGCGCGCAACTGACCAACGGCAATCGTCTGGCTTTCGCTTGTGATGTCATCCATGACGCACGCCCTTTCCAGCGCGCATGCTTGAACCGGCCTCGACCGTCAGGCGCGCGATATCATCTGCCTTGCTGGGAAATCTACTGAGGATCCGGCGCGAGCGTTCGCAACCAAAGCGCCCGGATGGATGACGCCACTGCATCTTCCATTCGCTGCCGTCATGCCTGAGATATTTCATCGGCCCGCGCGAAGTCATGACGCCTCCAGCCGACGAAGAACGTCTTCCTGCGCGCGAATGGATTCGCGCAGTTCCTTGGCGATGCCGCGCCTTTCAAGAGCGTCAATGCGCCCATCATCAAGAGCAGTCAGGATCGCCTGCGAAACATCCATCGACTCGGACATGACGCGATGCGCATCCTTCTCGGAGAGCGGCAACGGCGATTGTGAAAGCTCGGTATCCGACGCTGCGACGGGAACAAGATCAAAGCCAAGCAGCGCAGCCATGGCGCGCACGATGACGGGCGATTTTGCGCGCCTGTCGATCTCTATGGCGACATCGGTCGGGATGAAGCTGTCATGATGCTCATCATTATAGGAGGCGTATTTCGACAGCGTCGAAACGCCGACCCGTGTGAATGGAAGAAGGCAGGAAATCCCACCTCCCAGCACATACGCGCCGTCTGTTGCTGCCTTCAGCGAACGCTGTTCTTGCTCGGAAATTGTACGCAAAAATACCTCCCTGAATCGTCAAGGAAAAAATTCGTTCAAAGGATTCGATGAAGTTGATCGGCTCAGCCGGTATCTCTGAGAAATCAGATCAACCAGGTGGCCCACAGGCTGAGGAAACAACCGATGAAGTCATTGCACCGCACTCCCCAGAACAGAGGAAGCCGAGGCGCACCCGGCGTCACCGTCACGACGCGCCTCGGCCTTTACGCCCGATGGGAGGACTTCAGGCGATTTGAAAGATGCTGGAGCGCCCGAGGGCGGCAGGGACGCTCCAGCGTTGCCCGCAGAGGAACCAACGGGCGAATTTGTGTCAGCTTCGTCAACCTGAGCAGAAGCAGACGGGCCATAAATGTCGGGACGAAGATCGTGTCGGGAGATACCAGTCACACTCTCGACCGTTAGAACATGCTTCGCAGGCACCTGATCCCATTGAGAAACGGCGCTTCGCGTGATGTTACACTGTCGCGCTATCTCAGCGAGCTTGGCTGTCTCTTGAAGAGTGTCGGTTAACTTGATCATCGCTCTTTTGCTGACTGCTGATTAATTCAGCCAGAACGTACAGTTTAACTAAACTTGCGTCAAGACAGACTAGCGACGATTTTCCACATCCGGAAAGTTATGTTGTCCACATGGAACTCAAAGACCGAATTTTGAAAGCCCGCGAAGACGCTGGCCTTACACAACAACAATTGGCTGACGCCACTGGGAAAACTCGCGGCGCTGTCGCTCAATGGGAATCCGGCAAGACCAGGCCTCGACACGACGTGCTCCTATCCATAGCGGCGTCTACGGGACGCGATATTGCTTGGCTAGAAAGCGGGATCGCGCTCGATGTAGAAAAAACCGTTCGTCCGAAACCGAACGCAAGTTTCCCGCCACGATACCAAGAGTTCCCGCAGGATCATTCCATTCCGTTGCTGGGCCAGACAGCTGGAGGCCCAAACGGTCGTTTCATTTTGAACGGCACGGAAATTGGCCGTGTTTTTTGCCCGCCGATGCTAGAAGGTGTAGAAGGCGCCTATGCGGTGATGGTGTATGGCACATCCATGGAGCCGCGCTATTTCGCAGGTGAAACAGTCTGGGTGAACCCACACCTACCCGTGCGAGCAGGCGACGATGTTATAGCCCAGATACTGGAAAACGGCGATGACCAACCGGTGGAAAGCTATATTAAGCGATTTGAATCCAGATCGGCACGCGTGCTTCGCCTCTTTCAGTACAATCCCGACGAAGGCGAAGCCCGAGAACTGGAGTTTGACTCAGATATAGTCTTCTCCGTTCATAAGATTGTATTTCATGCAAACGTTTGATCGACCTCATCGCAGCGCCAGTAAGGTCGTATGGTAAGATTTCGGGCGTGTGGCGGCATCTTCGGACACTCGCCACACCTTACTTTTCTGCATAATTCCTTATAGTTCTGGACCCCCAATTCTGCTGCCTTACGTAGACTGGAAAGATACAAGATCCGAGAATGGCCGCAGTCGTCGCAGGCTACATAAACGCTGGCGAGCTCGATAACGAGGCGCCTGCCATCATCAACAATCCCCCCATCCAACATTAGACACGCTCCATCTCTTCAATTTCTGGAGGGAGCGGATCCCCGAAAGCATAAATCAGCTTCGGCTCTTCAAAATCGCCGGTTTCAATGTCGCCAGTGTTGGCAAAAGCGATAACCATCGGCTTTTCCTTTGCCATTCGCTCAGCTGTGCGCTTCGCGTGAGCGATGTCCTTTGCAATGAAAGGGCTATCTGGGTTCATTTTACCCCTCTGCCCCTTCGTATAGCTTTGCACGATATAGTTGGTTTGCATGCCCATACTCGTTACTCCCTGTACGCTTTTTATGTGCGTCAGGATGACTCAGATATGAGAACATAACAAGAACTTTTCAGCGAAAAAGTTAACGTCATTTTGCCGCCGCTAGATGTAGTGGCCGACGAATTCGGACTCACAAGAGGTTGGCTAAATCCTCACTCAGCGAGATGCGTCGGCGATTCCTTTACTCGGCAATCCGCGAAATCATTTATGTACAGTCTAGCTAAACTTTTTTAAACCTCGCCTATTGCGCAATGTTTAGTTTAACTATACGTTTTCTCTCATCGTGCGCTAATGAACAAACTTAGCGCGAGAATGTGGAGAAGAAGAATGATCCAGTTTCAACCTAAAAACACACCCCGACTTGCGCCAAGCTGCATCAGCAGCATTGAAAGCCGCCTCGCCGACAAGATGCGCGAGATGGCCTTTGCAGGCGAGAACGTCACGCCTGAAACCCTCGAAAACCATGGCTTTTCCCGCGATGTCGCCGCCCGCCTCGGGCAGCGTGCCGCCGCAATTGCTCGCCGCCGGTCGATCAAAAGGATCGATAGCCATGCATGACGACGCCCAGTTCCGCACCGAGGCTGGTTTCAACCTGCCTGAAAGCTACCGCATCAAAGATCGCGAGACGACGTTTCGCGTCGCGCTCGCCATTTTCGGATGCAGCTTCGCCAGCGCGACCGTTCTCGCCTTGCAGATCGCGGGCTTGATCTAACCATCCCAACCTTCAGAGGACTTACTGATGACGACTGCCACTATCGAACCAATCCAGCCAACCACCATCCGGCGCCAGAACCAGATGCCAATTCTTGTCGCCATCGGCGCTTTTGGCATCAGTATTGCCGCGGGAACAACGATCACAATTGATGGCGTCAGCCATGCCTTTGATGCGAAAACGCCGATTCCGTTCGAGCCATCGCATTCCGGTCGTGAGTATGGCGTCGGTATCGATGCAGATGGCATTCCCTTTGCCGTCGATGTGACAGACGGCCTTTTGGATGGCAGACTTTTCGCAGGCTTCCACCTTGCGCCTGGCAGCAACGCAGCGGAACGGAGCGGCGGCGGCACTATTCCAGCCATCAATCCGTATTCAATCTGGGACGCAGGCTTTCGACCAGCCTGCCCCGATCCACGCGGCATGACCCGCGTCGATCTCGCCAGCGGACAATCCATCTGGGTAGATATCTATCTGCTCTGCACCAAGCATGCCGATTTAGGCACAAGCCGGCACGGCGAGCAAATTGCCAACGGCGACACGCTCGATCGACTGGATTTTGACGCAGCCACGAAGATCATCACCAGCCACGGGAAGCGCCTGTTGACCTACGATGAATTCCGCACTGCCGCATTCGGCGTAACGGAACGATCCAGCGCAGACCGCAATCCCAAAATAAGTGGCCTCGATGCAGCGCGCACAAGCCGTTTCGGCCTGATGCAGGCCACAGGCAACCTTTGGGTATGGGGAACGGACGGTGATCCGCAGGATCCGCGCCCGTCCGTCTTTGGCGGCTCGTGGATCA